GTCCTTTTGCAGAAAAAAATAGGTTTGACAGAAGGCCAATGTTAGGTGTTCCACCAATAAGGAATACATAAATGGAGTTATATGTTACAAAAATTAGGTTTTCTACCAGGATTCAATAAACAAGTTACATCAACAGGTGGTGAAAGCCAATGGATTGATGGTGAGAATGTTCGTTTTAGATATGGTACACCTGAAAAAATAGGTGGTTGGAATCAATTAGGTCAATCAAAACTTACTGGGGCCGCTAGAGGTTTACATCATTTTGTTAGTACAGCTTCAATTAAATTTGCAGCTATAGGCACTAATAGTATTTTATATGTTTATTCTGGGGGTGTGTATTATGACATTCATCCTTTAGTTAATCCAGCAGGGACTGCTATTACAAATGCTTTTAG